ACCAGTATCAGGTAGCATACAAGAAAACAGTATCTCATATGTTGTTGATGGTCAAAACCGTAACTACAGAGGTGGTTTCGGAGGACTATCTTGGATGAGTGAAGTACCGGCGGCCAACAATGTTATTTTTATAGGTAACTCTGTTAGTTTAGGTAGAGGACCAGCAAACATACCTTTATTTTATCCATCATACAATAACAGTGCGGCAAATATTATTTATGCGGCAAATACATTACCTGGTTCACCTAGAAATTTTACTACAACAGGTAGTGCTTATAATTGGGCAGTAACAAATAATTTCTTTATTAATAATTCTGATAATCCTATTCCTAGAATAAATGGAGATAGTTTAGGGTTGTATATTGATGCTAACCAACCTTCATCTTATCCTCAAACAGGTACTACATGGTATGATTTAAGTGGAATTGGGAATAATTGTGGATTATATAACGGTCCTACTTGGAACTCAAATGGTTATATACAATTTGATGGTACAGATGATTTTGTTGGAGTAGGTAATACAGGAGTGACTAGATTAAATCAAAATTACCAAACAGCAAGATTTTTAGTTTATATAACATCTGTTGGTCCTAATGTATATGCGGAATTATATGCTGTATTTAATGCTAATAGAACTGGGATTAAATGGCAATCTAATGGTATAGGAATGGATGCTAATGGAGACTTTTATAATGTATTTGTAAATGTTTCCAACGCTTATAATCAGTGGATGGATATTACTTGTGTTATTGATAGAGTTAGTAACATATTTAAAGTTTATAAAAATGGTACTTATATAGGTCAAGACACCTTTACTCCTTATACAGCTAACTCAACTAGTATAACAATAGGAGCTAATAATTTGACAGGTAATGGAGGAGATTATATCAAAGGCAATATCTCAGAAGTATCAGTATATGGCAAAGAATTATCTTTATCTGAAATTAAACAAAACTATTTTCAATCCAACATTGTTCAAGATGGATTAATATTCATGGTAGATGCTAATAATATAGTATCTTATGAAGGATCAGGAACATCAACATATTCTCTAACAGGAAGTGATGTTGGAACATTGCTTAATGGAGTTGGATATTCCCAACAAAATGGAGGAACATTTGTCTTTGATGGAGTTGATGACTATATTTTAGGTACTAATACCTATAATTTGAATAATTTTACAGCTGAAGTTTGGATTTATCCTACAGCAACACCACCTTCTGCTACTTACCCATCAGCCATATCAACTACTTATCCAGGAACAAATAGTACAGTTAATTATGCTATAGGATGGTATAATGGAGGAGCAAGTTGGTTTGGTGGATTTTATAATGGTTCTAGTGGTGGATGGCATGAAATATTTGTTACACCCCCAACTTTAAATACATGGCATCATTATTCTTTAACATATAATGGTTCTGTAATGGTTTTATATCATAATGGAATTGTTGAAGGTACTTTTAATACAACTGATACAGCAGCTGGTGGTGGTCCTATTAGAATAGGAAGAAGATGGGATGCGGGTGATTACTTCCCCGGAAATATAGCAAATTCAAAAGTATACAGCAGAGCACTCACCTCAACCGAAATTCAACAAAACTATCAAGCAACTAAAGATAAATTCCTAGGTCAAAACATAGTAACAAACGGATTAACAATTAATCTAGATGCTGCTAATAAAGATTCATATCCTGGAACAGGAACAACATGGACTGATTTAAGCGGGAATGGAAATAATGGAACATTAACAAATGGACCTTTATTTTTATCTAATCAAAACGGGGGAGTAATAGCTTTTGATGGTGTTGATGATTATGTTGGTATAGCTAATAATTCTACTATAAACCCAAATAACGGATCTTTTACAATTGTATGTTGGGTTAATTCTGATCCTTCATCAGGTGGTGATGGATGGGATTTATGGGTAGCAAAAAGATCAAACGGCTCAAATGGATATTATGTAGGAGTAAATAATCCATCTGGAGTTAGATTCATGGCAGGTAATAATGCTAATCAAAGAACAGATACCGGATTTATAGGATATACCTATAATACATGGGCAATGTTTACAGCTGTATTAGATCGTACAGCCAATACCCAAACAATCATTAGAAATAATTTTGAACAATCAAGCAGTGTAACCCCTTCAGGTGGTACTTATGATAATAGTGGTACTTTAAGTATTGGGGGAGATATAGGAATAGGTTCGTATTTTGTCAATGGCAAACAATCTATAGTTTTAATTTACAATAGAGCCCTCTCGGCAGCAGAAATAACTCAAAATTACAACGCTACCAAAACAAGATTTGGCCTTTAACTAGGCTTCCTAAAATATTATCATTATATTACGCTATCAATTAAGTTTGATGATATTTATATCTATGACTAACGAAGAGCTAATCGAGGAATTATACCATAAAGCTCATGCAAAGGGTTTCTTTCATGAGTTGCACGACAAAGTAAGAGAAATAAAAAAAAGCGGAATAAGAGAGTGTGAACATAGATTAGTTCAAAGAGCATATAGTGAGCTTAAAAAAATTAAGCTTGCATTACCCACCTCACAAACCTAATCCGTATATACGAAACCACAAATAAGTTATAAACAAATATAAAACCAAAAGTTTTTATCATGAAAATAAAAAATAATCAACCAATGGTGATTGGTTGCTTCAAAGATGGAATATTATTAATGCTAGCAAGTCTAGTATTCGGTTGGTTACTATTAGAAGGTTACCCATCAAACCAACCAAACAAGGTTATTATAGACACCACTAAACGTGTTGTTACACAAGTTATTACACAAATTAATAGCCAACAGGCTATTATACAAACTAATAACCATCAGGTTCTTGTAGATAATATAAAACCGGTAATTTACCAAGACACAATAGTAAGCGTTAGGGGTAAAAAAGCATTATTCATAGGGGACTCACATACCGCTAACCACAGCTATGGTTGGCAGATTCAAGTATGCCAAGCAACCGGTCTACAACAACAAAATATTTCTGTTGGAGGCAAGACCACCTCTTGGATGCTCCAACAAGCAAACATGTATTTGACCTCAAATTACGATTATTGTTTTATATATGGGGGTGCAAACGACATGTACAATAGTCATATAAGTGCTTATAGTGCATATAGTAACATACAAGCCATAGTAAACATGTGTAACTTTAAGGGTGTTAAGCCGGTGGTATTAACTGGATTTGATTATTCAGTATGCACCAGAACAGGAAACCAAATGTATCCTGTGAAAGGAGCCGAGCTACAGAGGATGTTGCTAACACAGCTTTCAGGTGCACAAGTAGTGGATACAAGAGTTGTATACAGGGGAGATTGTGGGGATGAATTATGCCATATGAGCTATTCAGGACATCAGAAAACAGCAAAAGCTGTTATCTCAGCGTGTAAATTCAAGGTCTATTAATTATATTTAAGTTATGTGGTTGGAAAATAATTTTAAATCAATTATGAATGCTGGTCTAGCTTTGATAATAGGCTTAAGTGCTCTAGGTGCTAGGCAAACCCACAAAGAAATTAAGAAAGGTGAGGCACAATGGGTGCTTTGGAAGAAACATAAGAAAAATAAATGAAAAAAATATTAACAATATTAGTAATTGTATTTGTATTATCGTCTTGTAGGGATGAGAAAATGTGTGGTAATCATCAAGATACTATGAGTAAAGATTCTAACAACTATCCGTGTTATAAAACATCAAAGACAATAAAATTTTAAAACTAAATGAAAAAAATTATAGCGCTGTTAATGCTTTTGGTCTCCTTAGCAACAGCAAATGCAAAATGTGATTGGTCTAAAGTAAGCTTGGGCAAATCTAACACATGTAATGCTTACAAGTTTGAGGTAACAGGAACGGTAGATACCTGTAATAAACATTCTATTTTAATTGTTAAAAAAGGTTCTACAACTCCTTTATATACAGGAGATAACAGGGTGTTTAATTATATATTTAGTGATACTGGATATTATTTTGTTAAAGTTTCCATTAAAAACAGATGTTGTGGAGGTGATACTTTATTCTATGATTATATTCATGTTACTTGTAAACCAACAACAACCCCTAAATGTGATTGGAGCAGTTTGAGACTTCAACAATGGAATCAACGTAATACATACAGGTGGTACGTTAGTGGTAAAGCACTGGATGACACTTGTGTTGATTGGATGTTTATGGTTTATAATGTTCAAACTAAGAAAGTGGACACAGTAGGGGACAATAAAGGTATTTGTGATGTCCAGTTTAATAAGAAAGGTAAATACAAAATGTATTTGAAAGTATGGAACAGATGCTTAAAGTGTGATACATCAATGATGCGTGAAGTGAATTTGATTTATTTTCCAAAATGTAGCTTTGTTTATGGTTTAAAAAGTAGTACTGGTATGGGATGTGCTGATAGTATGGTTGGTGAAATGACTTTAGGTCCTTGGACTAAAGGTGATACTTGTTGGCAATGGTATTCCTATATTTGGAATGGACCAATGTTGGATTCATTAAATCAACACGATTGGGATTCAATGAGTAATGACCAATTGTATATGTACTATGATTTTAATGATTCAGATTTGATTTGGATGAAAGGACCAGGTAATGATGCTCGTAGGGTTGCTTTAAAATTCCCTCACGATGGACACTACTTGATTGCTACTCAATGGTATAACAAATGTTTAGACCAAGATACATTCTTCTTCACTCGTATTACAATTGAAACATGTATGACTTCAGGTGTTAAGAATATAGTTAATGATAAAGACGTAAAAATTATTGGTTATTATGATATGATTGGCCGTAAAGTTGATTATATGGAAATTGATAAACCATATGTTATTATTTATAGTAATGGTAAGCGTCAAAAAGTAATGCGAACAAAATAAAAATAATTTAAAAATAATTCATAAGAGGGTTGGCTTTGCTAACCCTTTTTTGTATATTCACGTATAATAAAAGTTATGGAAAAAATAGAATATTCAAATCGTTACAATGATGTTTTTACATTTAGTAAAACAGAGGATGGAAACATTTTGTTTGAAGGCGAATTCAAATGGATGCGTTGTGGTTGGCCTAATGTTTATGATAGAGCTTATGATGCTTATTGTGCTGATGTTGATACTGATGAGCGAATGACTTTAGGTGAATTTAAAACCGCTGTTCATGAGTATGATAAGGAAACATTTAAAGCAACCCCATTAGCTAAAAAATATCAAGGTTTAGTTTACTCAGACCAGAGTAAAATTGACATGATAGATGCCAGCGGCGGTCCATATTTACATAGTGGCTATGATATGGGTATGTTTGATGAATCATTTAAAGGAATGATTGTTGAAGAATTCAAACCAGTAAATGGAAATTATTTACTAATAATTAAAAAATAAGTTATGGAAAACAATTTTATCTACAATTTAAGCGAAACCGAGTATTTGGTATTTAAATCACAACGTGATTATTTTGAACTATTCAGTGGATATGAAGGTTCAGCAACAAACAGTAAACTAGCTACTTATAGAGGTGGTAAGTGGTATTTTGAGGATTTTCACCAACAGAAATTGTTTTGGTTTTTGTATAATATCTATAAAAAGGATTTTGGTAAAGCGCTTAAACAATATATTCGCTCACTACAAGATAAACCTAAAACATATATGGTTACGTGTGCTAAACGAAGAGTTGATATTAAAATTACGAAAATGAAACGTAATATGTGGGATTGGTTTTATGGAACATTTTATGGTAAATAGATTAGTAAAAATTAACATTATAAAAAAATAAGAATATGGAATCACAATTAACAAACAAATTATTATCAATTTGCGGGGATGCAAATAAAACTTATGGTTGCTTCGATAGTACAGTTATTATTAAACTAACTGAAGAACAACGTATTCGAGTAGAAGCAGAATTAATAGAGCATTTAGGATTTGACAGAATTGTATGGATGGACCTGCCTGCAGGTTTAACAGAAGATGGAGCAAAAGCAATCGCTGTTAAGACTAGAAGAATATTAGATCAAGAAACCCCACCTCACAAAGGCCAAGTAGGTTACGTTCATACTATTATATTTACTCCAAAAATGTATGACCCGATGGAAATGTATCAACCAGTAAAAGATGGTTGTGTATTTACACCTACTACTTATAATCCAAAAACATTTGAACCTAAACAAAGTATTACTTTAACTTGGTCACCTGATTTTTATCAAGATATTAATGCACCTGTTAGAACACATGAAGATGATAAACAAATGATTCGTGGTATGTTAGAAAAAGTATTAGATAATCCTGAGGAGTATAGACCAATAGGTTATATTGGAACATTATTACGTTATGTTGCTGTATAACCTAACAATCAAATCCCCCATAAGTAATTAATTTTTAATATTAAAGTAATACACTAATTATACAATTTATTATTTATAACTAAATGAAAACACTTATCATTTCAGACCTTCACATAGGGTCTAAAGGTTGTAAAACAGAGGAAATTTTAGAGTTATTAAAAGACGAGTCATTTGAACGTTATATTTTAGTAGGAGATATAATTGATGGTTGGTTATTTAAAAAATATAAGAAATTCTCTTACCAACATGCTAGAGTAATTAGGCGTTTATTAAAATTATCTAAAAATAAAGACATTATTTGGATATCAGGTAATCATGATGAATTTTTACGTAAATACACTCCTATTGAAATAGGTAATATTAAAGTTGTAGATGAATTTATTGAAAATGGTGTTTGGTATTGTCATGGTGATAAGTTTGATGGTATTGTTAAGATGCGTTGGTTAGGAATGTTAGGTTCAATTGGTTATGATTTAGCTATTATGATTGATAGATTTTTAAAGCGTTTTAATAAGAAAACTAGTTTATCTAAATTTTTAAAGGATAATGTTAAGGCTGCTGTCTCGTTTATGGTTGATTTTGAAAATGAAATGGTTCGTCAAGCTAAAAAACGTAAATGTCACACTGTAGTTTGTGGTCATATTCATACCCCAGATTATAAAACTATTGATGGTGTTTATTATATAAATTGTGGTGATTGGGTAGAAAATTGTTCACACATTGTATTAGAAAATAATAAATTTAACTTATGTTATCAAAACAACTAACTATTGTAATTCCAACTTACAATGAGGGTAAATACATTGCTCGAACATTGTATGCTATTGCTGCTCAATCTAAAACTAAAGGTATTAAAATTATTATTGCTGATGCCAAATCAACTGATAATACTAGAACAATGGCTGAGACTAATGGGTTTGAATTAGGATTAAACTTAATGGTTATAGATGGTGGTTTACCTGCTGTAGGTAGGAATGCTGGGGCTAAATTAGCAACTACACCTTATGTTTTATTTTTAGATGCTGATGTTACTTTTACTCACAGACATGCTATTAAAGAAGCGTTTGATGAGATAGCAACAGGTAAATACGAAATGGTAGCAACAACACCGGTTTATAAGGGTGAGTTAGACATTAGAGCATTCATTATGTTCGGTCTAAACAAGTATGTAACGTGGTTCCTATCTAAAACCGAACCATTTGCTATAGGTGGTTTTACAATGGTTAATAGACAAGTATTTAATAAATTAGGGGGTTATGATGAGAAAGCAAAACAAAGTGAGGATTGGTTATTAAGTAAAAAAATAAAACCTCATAACTTTAAACTAGTATCAGAATTAATCACTCAGGACAATAGACGATTTAAGCGTTATGGTTATTTTAGTATGGTGAAATTATTATATAATAACTGGAGGAATCGTAATAATACTCAATATTTTTACGAGGATCAGGGTTATTGGAAATAATTATATTTATTATTAAGTTATGTTAGACGATATAAAAATCATTCACCTCAAAAGCAATGCCCAACAGCTTGAAACATGGATTGCTATGTTAAATGGGGAAATTGTAGGTCATATCTACATGGAACGTGAAGAAAACGCTAAAATTAAATTTTTAGATGCTTGGGTACATGAAGAACATAGACTAAAAGGCATATTTAGGAAATTGTGGGACACTAGGTGGGAGTATGTAAAAGATAAGTACAAAGGTTATAATGTGTATGCTTGGTGTAAACCAGGTTCATTACCATTACTTTTAGAAAAGGGATTTAGTGAAGGCGAAACGTGTACCTATGTTGAGAAAACAGTAGAGTAATGCGTATTTTGCTGCTTATATTGGTTTTATTTACGTTTAACAACGTATATAGTCAAATAACTATACCGGCAATGGCAAGCCAATACGCTAAAACAATTGACTCGGCTATAACGTTGGTTCAAAAAACGGATATAGAGGTTTATAATAGACTAGATAGTGTTTGCAATGGGGTTGATTTATGGTTAGGTAGTTTTTCGTCTTGTAGTGACGGAATTATTTACATAAGTCGGAACGATGTTTTATTAGGTGTTCAAAATGTAGCAGCTGTTTTGGTTCATGAAAGTAAACACTTATGGATTTGGCAACAACAAATCAAATTAGAGATTGAGCAAGAGGAGACAATGTGTTATAAGTATGAGTTAGAGTTTTTAAATAAAGTACCTAACTGCAGTTGGGAGCTTAAAAAACATGCTGTAAATTTTATAATAGAGTTTGGCTCCCCAAAATAGGGTTCGTATATTCACGGCATGGAAAAAAATAATAAATCAGATAGTTTAGGTCTTGGAACAATTTTATTTTTGATTTTCTTAACACTTAAACTAGCTGGAATAGGTGTTGTTGCTACTTGGAGTTGGTGGTGGATATTTTCACCTATTTTGATTCCTTTAGCTGGTTTGTTGGTAATATTTATTATTATTGGAATAGCTACTTATATTAATAGATAATTATGACAAACGTTCCTATATTAGATCTACATGGTGTTTCACATAGTGATGCCTTGTTAATTGTTGAAGAATGGGTTATTATGTGGGATTATCGAGTATTAGGTTTTCAAGGTAAAATCATTACAGGTAATAGCACTAAAATGAAAACACTAGCAATTAGTGCATTAAAAAAACATAAGTTTAATTACCAAATTATGGGTGATGGTTCAATTTTAGTTTCAGGAACAATATGAGTAAAGAATATAACGAATGGTATTGGAAACTCTATAGGTGGTTTAGATGGGAGTTTAAATATCAATACAAATACATTAAGTATGGAGTAAAGAATCTCTACAAGTGGTTTTGGATCATTTGGAAGGATAGAGACTGGGACCATTATTATATTTTCCAGTTGCTAAAATTTAAATTAGAAAAGCAGGCTAAACATTTAACCCATGTTGGTTTTCATAATGGTGCTCAACGTGATGCTGAATTAATGATGACTTGTGTTAAACTAATTAATAAAATACAAAATGAGGATTATTATGCTGAAATGCATAGTAAGAATGAAAAAATAACTTATGAAATGATTGATGAGTACCTAAACAAACATAAGAAAGCCAAACGTTTATTGTTCAAAATAATGAATGATAGGATTGAAGAATGGTGGGACTAATTTGGCTTTTCAAGAAATTATTCATATATTAACATTATAAGAGTTATGAGCAAAATAGATAAAAATAGTAAATTTTACACACCACCAACATTTAAACAACGTTTAGATAATATCAAGTATGGTATATTGTTTTGGAAAGGACGTAATAAAGGAATGATTTATACTCGTAACATAGAGTTAGATGATTTCCGTTTCATATTCTTTCCTAAAGGATTTGAGAAGTATGGATATTTAGGAACACATCTATGGAATGAAGACGGTGATTACTTTAATGCTCTTTATCCTTTAGTACTTGCTATGGACTATGAAGCTAAGCCTAAATTGTGTCCAAGATGGTTTTTACGTTTTCTACATGTGTTTGGTAGTGATAAATCCATTGTAAGAGTCCGTAACTGGACTTTGCATGACTTACTACGTAATCTAACTAAAGGTATTGCCTTTGTAGATTGGAAGACTAAATGGCAAGACTATGACCTACGTATCTCTATTCATGCTCCTAAGCACTTACAGAATCTAGCTGATGATATTGAAGGTGGATTTTATTCTAGAGGTGCACAAGAAGAGTTAGTTGAACAAATTTTAGCAATAGATCCTAATGCTCCTATTATTTGGGGTAGTGTTGAAAGATTTAATAAGCAGTTAGAGAAACTAGAAGCCGAAAAAGAAAATCGAGATAAGCAATTAGATTTCCTTACTGAACAAGCTCAAGAATTAAACTTAGGGTATAATAAATGAAAAATTTTATTAATAAAAAAGTATTAGTAACTACACAAGGTTGGTTCTATGGTAAAGATGGACGTTCATATAAGGGGGTTCATGGAACATTAAAAGCCATTAACGAAGCTGGTAAAACACTTGGATTTATTCCTAACCGAGCACATGCTAACTGGTTCATAGAAATTGGTGAAATGATAATTATGGGCTGTCAAGTAATGTATATTATTGAATGTGAAAACATACACACTGGTAATGTTACTGATTGGACAACTGAGGGTCAAAGTAAAAATGGTATAAAGGAATATGAACGCCCAACAGCTATTTATGTGGTGTCTTAGGATTACTACTAACTTTTAAAATATAAAAAGAAATAAAAGAAAAAATATTTTCCTAAAAATTAGATAATAAAACAAAATGATCAAGTGGAAATACAAACCAGCAAATAATTGTCCTGTCCAATCAGAAGGTTGGTTTGCAGGACATTACTTTTACTTTAGAGCAAGAGGTGAATGGGCTACTATTGAATTTGCCAAAACTGAAGAAGACCAAGAAGCAAATATAATCAGTGCTTTTTATGTTTTAACTAAGACAGAAGAACATGCTGCTGGTTGGTTACCTAGATGGTATTGTAGATTATTAATTTGGAAAGGATGTCTTAAATTTATACTTAAACACAAATCATATGAGTAAAATAAAACAAACTAAAATACCAATGATATTAGATGAAAACGGCGTATTCAAAATTGCTGTCGATCAAGGCCTAATGGAAATTAAGAGCGAATTTAATTGGAAATTAGTTCGTGAACGTGATGGTCTAACTAAACAATCTAAGGACATTAAATGGTTGGAATGGAATGAGGAAGGTAGAGTTAAAGAAGACCATAATAAACCAGCAGTAGGACGTTCATTACTTATGTCTCCATTTAATGATTTTTTTACTTGGATGACAACAGATATTACTGAAATCGTGGAAGAGCAAGAGGATTATATTAAATTCAAGACACAAAATAGTAATTATGAGTTATGGAAACTAAAAAACGATTAAGTAGAGAACAAAAACAAGAACAAGCGGTAATTGATCTAATCAACCAAATGTTTATTATTGCTGGTCATAAGGTAACTTATGATGATATTAAGGATAAAAAGAACTGGTTTCAGGAATATTCAATGACTGTTGAACAAGCAGAAGAATTTAAGAAATGGGGTAAAAAATACCTTATGAAGAATTTAAGGACATATGCTAAATCAGCAGAGCGTGAAATGACATGGTTTTGCCTTCAATGGGGTTTAACTTATTCTAATTGGGAAGAATATAACAAAAATGAAAAATAAAATATTTAGAGCCTTTGTGCTTATTGGAATTTTAGGTAATGTAGGGGTAGGTATATCTTATATTGTTACTGGTGTGTTGACATTAGCCACTATGCATATTGCTTGTGGGTTGGTTTTTATACCTGTATATTTTGAATCAAAAAACGATGGATCAAAAAGAATTTGAACAACATAGACAAACGTGGATTAAAGAGTGGTCTGATAAATGGAGACTACTTGATATTGACTTTGAAACCTATATGATAATGAAAGGTATGGCACCTGAGGAATATAGAGCAATGAATGAGGCAAGTTGGAATAAGAATGAACTTATTGATGATGAGTGGGGTGAAACCTTTATTTAAAATTCTTTAAAACAAATTTGGCTACCTGAAGGATTGTTCGTATATTCACGGGGTAAAAGAAAATAAAGATTATGAATAAATGTAGTTTTTGCCGTAAAGAAACTCCTAATCCTTGGAGTTATCACTCAATGATTTTGCCTCGTGAAGAAATGGAAGAAAAAATTGATAAATGGGGTAGATTAAGTTGGTGGAAACATATGAAACGAACTGATTTAACTGAAGATGAAACTAAGGAATTAGAACAATTATCAACCTATGACCAAATGTTGAACACAGTAGGTAGAGGATACCAGTGTGATGATTGTGCTAAATTAGAAAATGAATTGTATAATAAGTACTATCCTGAACAATCTGGTTATCCTGAACAACCAGTATTCCCTTCAATTACTTTAAAAGAACGAGTAGTAGGGGTATTAAAAATACATTCTATTGAAAAACCAGAAGATTGGTCTTACATCATCGAACAACGTGATTTTGAAGAACTGGCAGATAATTTGATAAAATGTTTTGGACAATTTGGAAGTTCAAAATAGGGTTCGTATATTCATCTCATAGAAATAAAGGTTATGAAGAAATTTAATAAAATCAGTAGAGACAAATGGAATCAATTGAAAAACATTTCTGATATGTTTGAAGTAGTTGGTTATCAGTATGGTAAGAATGTTGTTTATAATGAAGTAAAAGTATGGTGTAGAGATAAATGGGACAACATTAGATATAGTCACGTAGCAATTAATTCAAATTGGTATTAATATGGATCAACATAGAAAAGCAGCACTAGAAATTATTAATGAATATTATTATGCACTGCCTAATAATGGTTCATTAAATCATGGGCTTATGAGCTGTGATAGACGTTATAAAGAGGCAATACAATGTGCTTTAATAGGTGTTAAACGACTTATAATAACATTAGAATTTATGTCAACTGAATCAAATGAACCTGGGATTATGGATAGAATAAATTTCTATGATAAGGTACAGGATGAATTATATAAAATGCAAGCCGATAATAGTAAAGTAACATTAGATGAACTTCCTAAAGTATTTAACAGCAATGAGCAACAGTAAAATTAAAATTAAGTTTGAGTATTTTGAAAATATAGTAGAAATACTTCCTACAATTTATTACTACAAACAATCTTTTAGGGAAAGATTTGGGAAGGGTGCTATTGTAATAGGTTGGTTAAAATGGGGTATTGTAATTTATAAAACCAATGAGCAATAATAATATGACAGCAAATGAATTAAGAATTGGTAATTATGTATTCGACAATTTAGGTGGCACACTTAAAATTAAAGGTGTAAGTACAGAATCAGATTTACCCCATATTAAAGGTATACCACTAACCGATGAATGGTTTGAAAAGTGGGGATTTCATAAAGATGGTGAATATTGGAGTAAAGGTATATTTGATTACAAGTATTGCTTTAAATACAGGGATTGGGCTAATAATTGGGCATTTTATCAGGAATTTACAGATAGTCCTGATTCAAAAGATGATGGAAAAAAATACCCAATCTCATTTGATATAGAATATGTTCATCAATTACAGAACATATGGTTTGCATTATTACATGAAGAAATATTTACAATAAATTTGGCTATCTAAAATAGGGTTCGTATATTCACGTTATAAAGGAATTAAGGTTATGGATAATAAAAACGATTTTCAAGTTTACGCTTTAGAATATGTAGATGCAGATACAACAAATTACAGACATTGGGCAGAAGGATTAACAATGTATATTGTTAAAGATGGAGTTACAATGAAACTAAATTCAGAAGAAATTCAACAGGTAGCTAAAGCATTACCCGAAACAGTAGGAGGAAAATGGTAATGAGCAACAATAAACAAACATCAGTAGAACAATTATTCCATAAGTTATGGGATACACCAAAGGATAAATTCACTTGGTATGCTATATTAGAGGAGCATATAGCAATGCACAAAAAAGAATGTGTTGATTTATTGAACAAACACAACGATATTTTTGATACATCTGAGGACCATTACAATCAAACATTTGGAGGAGGTAACAATGACAAACAATAAACAACAAACGGCAGTGGATTCTATCATTGAATTCTGCCAAAAACAAATGGACAGTGAAATACATTTGAAAACAACACTACTTATGATGACAAATAAAACACAACAAACGGCAGTGAAACTATTGCGATTAAAAGAGCAATTAGACAGTAATCCTTGGCAATACAATTGGATAATAGAAGAAATAGATGAAATAATATATGCGTTAAACAATGAAGAAGATGATGACAATGAGTAACAATAAACAACAAATAAAACCATTTTGGAAAGGCTTTTTTGCGGGATGGATGTCTTTTTATCTTTTACTTAAACTAATAGAAGCATTATGACAAACAATAAACAACAAACATCAATCGACTGGTTTGCTAATGAATCTTGGCAACTTAAAGTTCAATTAGATAATCAAGAAATCAGCGTAGATGGATACGCAGTTTCCTATGTTAGATTGCTTTATAAAGCCAAAGAAATGGAGAAGGAACAAATTAAAAATGCTTTTTGGAATGGGGATAACACTGATTGTACAAGTGAGCAAAATATTGAAGAATTTGCAGACCAATACTACAACGAAACCTACGGAGGAGGTGAGCAATGAGCCTTAACTTAAACAAACTTGAAAACAAACTTGATGAAGCATTAAGCAACGAAACAAGTGAATCATTAAACGAATGGTTAGGCAATAAAAGAATGAGCAACACAATAGGAGTAACATGGGACGAATATGGTAACCCAATTCCAATTACAAATGATGAACAATCTATTATTGACTACAATAAGATGGAAGAGGAATGGGAAATGGACAATTATAATGAGATGAGGGATGAACAATAATCCAGATAAAACAAATAACACGGTGACGACAAAACAAAACAACACGGGAACATATCCGGTTCCGGGACAGACATGGAAACATTATAAGGGTGGATGTTATGAGATAACCGCTATGTGTAATCACACGGACACGAATGAGCCATTAGTGATTTATCGTTCATTATCGTTCAATGGATTTCATGCTCGACCATATAGTGAATGGCATGATGAGATATGGGATGGTGATTATTGTCTTGGTGTTAGATTTAGGTTGATAAAATGAAACGAGACAGTATAAAAACAACCAAAGCCCAAATTATAAAATGGGGGGTTGAAAATATTGATTCTAGTGGTTATGGGGTAGGTGGAGATGAGATGCATAGCCATTGTTGGAGGTGTGGACATGAGAGAGATACGGAACGGTGTCATGTTATACCTGCTGCTTTAGGTGGGGAGGATATTCCCTCCAATTATAGACTTTTATGTAGCGACTGTCACCTTGAAGGTCCTAATGTTAAGGATCCAAACGAAATGGATAATTGGATTAGAAGAACTAATGTGGGGTTTTATGATACATTTTGGCATATAAGAGAATGTATTGATGGGGGAGTTGGAAATACAATTACACATTGGGGCCAAGCAACAACTAATGCCTCTACTAATAAATGGGTATTGGATAAGTTTTTAGATAATTTAGTGGAAAATACCAATCTTAAAACCATTACAAGCAGGGCTGATGCTATTAATATGTTGAATTGGGGTGGTTATAAATGTTTAATGTAAGTTAGTTAGATTAATTTATGTAAGTGTGACAAGCACACACAATATAGATATACTAAGATACTGATATTTGTATTGTATGTGGACAATAGATGCACTGGTGGCGAATACAGGATTAAAGGGGATGTAACCCCTTTTCCTCGCGCCCCCAACCCAAAGTACAAGTAACGAAATATATACTTTACCACACAAAATAACAAAAAAATACATTAAACTTGGCGATTTTGAGGGGAGTTCATATATTTATCACCGTACAAAGGTATAATTTGCAGCCCCAGACCCGCCAAAGCGCGTATATGAATGTCGATAGTGGAGTCCTCATAATTAAATTTTACGTACAAACGCATACGCTTGCCCACTCTTTAAATACAGCTGGATACCTGTACACCCAAAAACTATCCCAGGTCAACCCGTCAAACGTCCTGGACAACAACATATTGAAACAAAAGACGCGCCCGTAAGGGCTTTCAGTGTCTCATTTGGAACGATTCTAAATGACAAAAAAGGACGGTAAGGGTTGGCTCCCCGGACCTGGGTTCGTATATTGATGGTATGGAAGCAATAAAGGTTTTAAATTTAACTCAATTAGAGGAACAAGTATTAAGTAGTTTAATAGCTCAATTGTATGCCGAAGCAGGTTACAGTGATGTTGATGCAGCCGACATTGCCCACCACATCAAAGTTGACATTAAGTCCGTCCGTGGGGCATTAGGTTCATTGGTGCGTAAAGGCATTATTGGCATTGATGGTAATGATTCAGGTTACCAAATCATATACTTGAATGAGGCACATTGGAACTTACACCCACAATGGAGTAAAGAAATTGCACAATAAATTTGGTTACCCGAGGGATTGTTCGTATATTCACGTCATGGAAATAAAGGTTATGTTAGAAAGTATGGTTGGTCAAGAGGCAAGTGTTAACACTTCACCTACATTACGTGCTAAGTTAATTAATGTAGGTAATAAATGTGTGTGGGAAGTAACTCCAAACCGTTATGGTGATAGAGGTAATAACCGTGTGGGTGAGAAATTTACATTGCCAGCCTGGATTAGTGGTAATTGTTTTTGGGGAGTATAAATTAAATAGTCAGGTGGCGAAGTGGTAGACGCTTAGTCCTATGAAGTCTCATAATATAGATAGAGGACGAATACGGTAAGTATACTAATTCCGTGCCACAGGTTCGAATCCTGTCCTGACTACTATGAAAAATATAATTAAACAATCCATTATTGGAGCGCTTTACATTTTTACCATTGCGGGATTTACCGCCGCGGTGGTTATTGTAATGTATAAGTTAGCTGGTAGGTAGTACGGGGACGGGGGGTAGTACTGGGGTATGCCGGCCGGTATATATACCGCATGTGTACGTAATAAGATACCACGCGCGCCGTTGTCCATGCGGGCGTGTATATGGCGGGAAAGTGAATTAGCGTCAAAACCACATAGTATATAACTACAACCCATCGACAAATATATACAAATATACGATCCGCTACGATCCCCCCAATGCGATCCGTGTTTCCATATAGGGAAATTTTTACGGAAAGCCGTAAAAACGATCCAAAGATCTTCAAAAAATATTTGGCTATCGCAAAGTATATACGTATATTTATGACATATTAATAATAATGGTTATGATGCAAGTTACAGAAAAAATAAATCATTGGGGTAAAGAAATTGAGGTTATTAAGTCAGCATTATTTGTTGACACGTTAAAATCTTCTAGAAGACAGAGTGAAATTGCTAAAAAAGAAGATAGAGATTGTGTAGTAAGAGCATTTATGGGTGCCTTAGATATTTCATATGACCAAGCACACGCTTGGGTTAAGAAGAATATGAACCGTCAAGACCGTAAAGGTACTTACACATATAAAGCCATTCAATTAGTTGAAGGTAAAATTAAAAATGGTTATAAAATTGGTTTTATGGGTTTAAATCCCGCTAAATCATATATGAAAAATGTTATCGGAAGTAATAAAGTATTAACTAATCCAAAATACAAAAAACAAACAGGATATACATTAAAATCTTTCATGGAAAATAATCCAGTTGGTCGTTTTGTATTGATCGTTCAAGGTCATGCTGTTGCAGTAGTAAACGGAGTGTTATATGCTAATACAAACGAAAACGCTATTGGATTATATCGTTCGGTTTGGTTTGGTTTTGAAATGAAATAAAAAAGAAGAAAAGATTTGCTATAAGCTTGAAAGCTTATTTGGCTCCCGCAGATCCTGTTCGTATATTCACGACATAGAAAAAATAAAGGTTATAAATAAAAATACATTTTTATATGGATAAAATTAAAGTAAGTATCGTAATTCAAAGCATGTTAACTGATGCTATGGTTGAAGTTCACCACCAAGAGTTGATGGATGAAGGTCAAGAACGTCTACGTTTTGTAAAGTATTTAATACTTTATTACCCCGACACTACTCAAAATATATTAGTTGATTTTGTTTATGAACAGTTTAAGAAATTTGATAACAAATAATATGAAAATTAGAATAGAAAATATCGAATGTAGGTTTAGCCAAAACCAATATGAGTTTGTTAGATGGTACCCAAATAAGTACTTTGGAACCAAAGCACAACTTATAGCCGAAGGATATCAACTTCATAATATCCATGATGATAATTTTATATTAACAAAAGGTAATCATACCATACATGATTCTTGTTTCCTAAGCCCCGAAAATTGCTTTACAATAGCCACTATTGTTTACGATAAAAAAGAACATTGTACCGAAATAAAATCTGTTGGAAACCGTTTGTTAGGCCTAACCAAAAAAGAAAGAAATTATTTCTTTGAAGTTTACCAATATGCCGATAAACAAATTAAAAAAGAAAACAAAAACAAAAACAATGACTAACCAAGAATATAATCTCCAACTTTCGGCCCTCAAATCCACCCTAGAAATTATGCTTCTTGAGGGTGAAAAAAAAGGCAAAGAAATTTCCGTTGCCTATGAGTGTGGATTGTATATAGGTACAATAAAAGCCGTCATTACCCAACTTTCCGAGCTAATAGATGACCCACAAAGTAATTAATATAATCCAGGGTAATCCCCAATGTATGGACTCTATTAAGTCCGTCCCGTGTGGGGACTACAAGGCACGTTTTGAGGCGTTTATACGCGTTAAACACGGTATTATATTAACTACATACATTGATTGGCCAACTGTGGCAACTACTATAAACACCACGTTATGATACAATATATTACACCCGAGGAACTAAAGGATAACAAACAGTATATCCATATCACCCTTAAAAACAATAGCTTGGGTGGTACCAATTTTCAAGGTGCAACCCATTTTACCCGTATTCCTAGTTTTGAGGAATGGGATCACGTTGAGTACTATCGTTTTATTGGTTCACACCTGGATAATGAGTCCCCACGTAATCGTTTGGGTGGATATGTTTATATACTTACAAATAAGGCTTACCCCAACAAGTGTAAGATTGGTATGACTACCTCCTCTCCCGAAAAACGACTTCATCAAATTAATTCCGCTGGTGTGGTTAATGATTGGGAGCTTGCCTATACCTACAAGTGTGCTCGTCCCTATGATTTTGAGCAAGCAATTCACGTTGTGTTGGCTGATTTAAGGTCTCGAGCCGACCGTGAGTTTTTTGATATTGACTTGAATGATGCTATTGGGTTGATTATTGATATGGGGGATGAGTACAGCCCGTTGAATTAATTAAGGTATATACGGATATTTGGATTGGGGTGGGTAGTAAGCTAGATGTGTAGGGTTACTTGTCCCGATTCTAAATGACAGAGAAGGAACTGTCTTTTTGGCTCCCCGAAATCCTGTTCGTATATTCACGACATAGAAATAATTAAAAAAATAAAGGTTATGAAAAATGTAAATGTTGTAAAAAGAGGTCGTCCAAGTAAGAAAATTGAAAATGTTACTTACACTCCTTCACTGATTGACTTTTCAAAAGTTACTAAACTAAGTAATTTGGATATTGATCCTCGAATGATGCAAACCATGAAGTCTGGTTTGTCTATTGATGGTTTATTTTCACATGAAGGCGGTATTCCCGCAGCAACTAATATCATGATGATTGGTGATCCTGGTGTTGGTAAAACTACTGTATTATTAGATGTAATGGCTTCTGTTCAAAACAAAGGAGCTAAGTGTTTGTTTATTTCTGGTGAGATGGGAAAGAAGCAAATGTTTAAGTATACTGAACGTTTCAAACAGTTTGGTGTTATTGAAACTTTGTTTATGCAAGATTATCTTGAATATAATACTAAAGATGTTATCGAGCAAGTTTTGAATATTGGTTATGATTTGGTTTTGATTGATAGTGCTGCTGAAATTATTGAGGCAGTACGTGATGACAATGGTTGGGATCGTAAGATGGCCGAGTCATGGTTGGTTGACAATTGTGTTAAAAACAATAAAGGTGAAAACCAAAACAACAAATTTACTTCATTCTTGTTAATCCAGCAAGTTACTAAAGCTGGTGTGTTTAGTGGTTCTAATAAATTGAAGCACTTGGTTGATGCTATGGGTGAGATGCGTCGTGAAGAGGATTCAACATACATCAATTTTACTAAAAACAGAAATGGTATTGTCGATAATAAAGTATTTTATCAGTTGTCAAACAGCTCAATCCGTTACGGTTCTATGGAAGCCGTAGAGGCTTAAAAAAAGGGGTTGGATTTTCAACCCCTCTTTCGTATATTAACGGGGTAGAAGAAAAATAAAGGTTATGAAAAAGATATTGTATTTACACGGTTTAGAGAGTTCTAACGTTTGTGATAAAGTTGATTTTATGCGTGAACGTGTTAATGTTTTAGCTCCCTCTATTGATTATAGTAAATCAAATATTGAAGAAGAGCTTATGTATATGGTTGAATCCTTTCAACCTGATTTGATTATTGGTTCCTCAATGGGTGGGTATACTGGTATGTTACTTGCTAGCCATTATGATATTGATTGTTTGGTTTTTAATCCTGCTCTTCACTCACGTCCAATAGAACCTAACATGAGGTTATTACAAGGTGAAAACCCTAAACATAGTTTTAATCCTGTAGTTATTTTAGGTCTTGAGGATACTGTTATTAATCCATCTATTACTTGTGAAATGCTTGACTTTTCAGATTTTGAACCTGAGATTATTGAGATACAAGATATGGGTCACCGAGTTCCGTTTTATGTGTTTGTTGATATGTATAACAAATACGTAAAATGATAAATAATTTTGATTTAAAAAAATTTATTACTGAGGGGCGTTTGTGGAAAGAAGAAGTTGAAAATATACCTCAATTTTTATACCATGCTACTTATAAACCTCTTCTTAAAAAAATAAAAGAAAAAGGATTAGATACATCTGATAGTAAAAAAGCCTGGGATGACTCAGTTACAGGGTATGTTTATTTAGCTTTAGATCCTTATGTGGCAGAGTCATACGCTGAAGAATCAGAAATGGTTCCTGAAAGTTGGTTAGATAGTATTATTATATTAAAAATAGATACTGGTAAATTAGATAAATCTAAACTTTTTACAGATCAAAATGTCCAAGATAATGAGGGAGACACTTTAGAATATAGAGGTGTTATTCCTTGGGAAGCTTTAAGTTTACATAAAATGTACTAATATGTCTTTCAACTACAGAGCTTACTTAAAAAATAATATCCTATTACAAGAGGAATTTCCTAGAGATAAATGGGTTGACCTTAGTGATAAAGAAAAAGCAGAATATGCTGATGATATCTTTAACCTGATCAACACAGCATATGCGCCTATAGGCGGTAACGTAAATTATAAGAGCGCAGCAGACGTATTAGGTGCAGAAGCCGATGCTGATTATGAGGTAATTAATATAGACGATGACCCTGAACCAGATGCTTTAAGTGCTTATAAGAAACAGCCTGCAGGAAATAAGTTAGCCGCTATTGGACACGATGGATCTCCTGAAGCAAAATCTAAGATTATTAATCACTATGCTGATTTATTAAAACAAAAAGGGTATTACTTAGAGGTATCAGGTAAATTAAAAGATATTTTATTAGCTAAAGGAGCCCCTATAGTTACAGATCCTGAATTAATTAAGAAAGTATTAAAAGGTAAAAATATCGAATTAAACGATGATGGAACATATCAACGTTTTTTAGGTGGAGAAAAACACACCAAAACATTGCTTGGAAATCCCATTTAGAATCATTCCAGATGACATTGCCTCTGCAGTAAATTTGGCTCCCGAGGATATCTTTCGTATATTCACGGCATAGAAAAAAGATAAAAAATAAAAGTTATGCTAAACATTAATCAAGAATTCATTTTAAAAGATCAGATCCGCCAACAGGCCCCTTCAATCTTTACTGCTCAAGGAGCACCTGGAACTAGTGACAAGTATGCTCACATTCCTACCGACAAAATTATTGACGATATGTCAGCTTTGGGTTGGGGTGTTGTAGATGCTAAAGAAGTTAAAGCTCGTAAGGGTGTTGGTTTCCAAAAGCACTTAGTTGTTTTCCGTAACAACGATATTCAAATCACTGCCGAAGATGGTGATAACGTTTTCCCACAAATTCTATTGACAAATTCTCATGATGGTAAAAATGCATTTACTTTTACAGCTGGTTTGTTTAGAATGGTTTGTGAGAATGGTTTGGTTGTTTCTTCTCGTGAATTTGAAAGTATGAAGATCCGTCACTACGGTTATTCATTTGATGAGTTGCAAAACACTATTAAATCTATTGTTGAAAAATTGCCTTTGACAGTTGAGTCACTTAATAAGTTCCGTTCTGTAGAGTTAGGTCAAGAACAAATGCTTGATTTTGCTCAAAAAGCTCTTGCTACTCGTTTCTCAGAAGAGGAAATCGAAAACATCCAAATCGATTTTGCTGATTTGCTTTCACCAGTTCGTGAAGCAGATAGAGGAAATGATTTGTGGTCAGTATATAATGTGGTTCAAGAGAAATTAACACACGGTTTGTTTAATTACAAATACGGAGTTAAAACTCGTAAAGCTCGTAAAATTAAGAATTTCAGTCAAGATATGGTTTTGAACGAGAAATTGTATGATTTGGCTCTTGAATACGTTCCCGCATAAGGGGCGTATTTAAGTTTGGAAATGTAAAACAAAGATATTATATTAACGATATGAGTTACGAAGAAAAATTTAGAATGAATCAAAGAGATATTGATGAAGCTAATATCAATAGTCAATGTGATTCTATTTTATCAAAAGCAGATGAACATAACTTACAACTTGAGGTAGTTTGGTCTGCTTTTAAACATAAAGAACAATTCCGTGATGCTTCATTACTTGAATGCCTACAAGTAGGAGCAGATGAGTGGGATGTTTAAAATTGCTTGGGTGGCGGAATAGGTAGACGCGTTGGTCTTAAACACCAATGGACATTGTCCTTACGGGTTCGATTCCCGTCCCAAGTACAAAAAATTAAAATATATATATTTATAAAAAACATGAAAAATCTATTTATTATCGCTGCTCTAGTTACTTTAGCTTCTTGCTCAAACGAAACTACCTCTACTTCTACAGACACAACTACTACAGACACAACTTGTGTTGATTCAGCTTGTTGTGATTCAGTATCAATGGATTCTACTTTAGTAAAGTAAAAATTGCCCCCTTAGCTCAGTTGGTAGAGCTTCTGATTTGTAATCAGATGGTCGGCGGTTCGAGTCCGTCAGGTGGCTCAAATGGCGAGTTGGTGTAATGGTAACATATTGGGCTCATAACCCAGAGTTCTAGGTTCGAGTCCTAGGTTCGCAACTAAATGTACTTGTAAGCATACCATAAGAACTGCTTATAGGTCTTTTTTGGAAGATTGGCAGAGCGGTCGATCGCGGCAGTCTTGAAAACTGTTGTACTGCAAGGTACCGTAGGTTCGAATCCTACATCTTCCGCACCTTAATACCAATTCAGGTTCGTGAACAAAGGAGGCCTGTTCTTCTCGTGCAAGAAAGAAATCACGTTAAATCTCCTCATGTTAGGTGGTGGTGGTGACCTAACAAAATTACCCTCTCGTCTAACGGCAGGACAACTGGTTTTGGTCCAGTTAATGGTAGTTCGAATCTATCGGGGGTAACTAAAAAATTTTATTTATATTAACGTTATGAATTTGACAAAAGCACTTAAACACAAGAAGAAACTTGTAAAGCAATCCGATGAATTTTTTTCTCGTTTTTCCAGTTACAACTCTTCTGAGGTAGGAACAACACCATCTTACAATCCACAAGATATGTTTGAAGGATGGTTAAAAACAACTAATGAATTAGTTAGTTTAAAAGGAAAAATCCATAAAGCAAATGGACCTATTGCTGATAAGATTTTTCGATTAGGAGAGGTAAAAAACTTAATTACTCGTTTACGTGGAGTTGATACTAAAGAAGGTAAAGTTCGTAACCGCTATTCTGGTAGTGAGGAATTTGTTGAGTATGCAGCATATGTAAATTTACTCCAAAAAGATCTTCTAATTAAAAATTATGAAGAGGAGTTAGAACAACTCCAAGAAGAAATTGAAGCGTTTAACGCTATCACAAAGATATAATCAAACGGAGAGTGAAGTTGAATTAGTAGCACCTAAAAATATCTTCGGATTTTTTAGGACCTACCGGGGAATAACCTTCCCCTTACAGAAACATGATGCTAGGATTTAGATGTTGATCTTGCGCCTTAAGACTTAAATTTGAAACTTCAAATAGGTAAAACTCAAATCTCAAGACTCGTTAGTGAAACTTTAATTTCCTCTCTTTTGATTTAAATTGCTCGGTTCATCTATCGGTTAGGATGCTAGGTTTTCATCCTAGAAAGAGGGGTTCGACTCCCCTACCGAGTACTATTGGACCTTTAGCTCAGTTGGTTAGAGCGCCGCACTCATAATGCGAGGGTCACAGGTTCAAGTCCTGTAGGGTCCACAATTATTTTTAAATTTTTTTCATATTTATAATCATGAAAAATTTTTTTATATCTATGTTTTCTAATGGTGAAGGAACCTCTCATAAACGAGTATTGGGCACTATTGGATTTTTATCTTTAGTCGTATTTTTATTTATTTCTACTCCTGACCAAAAAGGTAAAGCTGTTGAAGCAGTTGAATATATGACAATTGCTATGGTGTTTGGAACTGTAGTTGAAAAATTTGCTAATAAAAAAACTGAGGATTAATTATGGAATTTAAATTAGCTGCCCTAAAAGGTCATATTCCTGATTTAGTAGTTTCTCAAATTCCTGACACTGCTGCTAAATTTAATATTACAACTCCCTTACGTTTATCCCATTTTTTAGCTCAATGTGGGCATGAAAGTGGTGGTTTTAAAGCATTAGTTGAAAATTTAAATTATGGTTCTAAAGGATTATTAGGAACGTTTCCTAAATACTTTAATGTTACTACTGCTGCTCAATATGAGCGTAAACCTGAAATGATTGCCTCTAAAGTATATGGAGGTAGAATGGGTAATGGAGTTGAATCAACTAAAGATGGTTGGAAATTTAGAGGTAGAGGATATATCCAATTAACAGGTAAAGACAATTATACTGCTTTTGATAAATTTGTTACTGAAAATATTATTGAGAGTCCTGATTTAGTTGCTACTAAATATCCTTTAATGTCTGCTGCTTGGTTTTTTGATAAAAATAAACTTTGGGCTGTTTGTGATAAAGGAGCTACTACAGAAGTAGTTACTGCTGTTACAAAAAGAGTAAATGGTGGTGTTATAGGTTTAGTAGATCGCATAAAACATTTTAACGAATATTACGCGTTATTAAAATAATTTATTGATTTTCGACGCTGTATGTGAATAATACGAGGTCGTTTAATATATGCGCTATATAAAAGTATATAACGACCATATGTATTAGGGTATGAATATTGATAAAATATTTAACTTGTTTAATGGAGATGAACCTGAGTCATTAAGGGAGAAAGCTCAACAAGTAGATACTCTATTAGACTATAAAAACCACCCTTTATTCTGGGTTGGAATGTTTAAAAAATTAATTCAGAATCATCAAGTATTTAATGATCAATTACTACAATTTTTTGATAAATTAGATGAGGGATTAAGTACAGTAGATGTTGATAAAGCAGGTGAGTATGTAGTATTTAATAGAGCTTGGGAATACATCCAGAAAGTAGATCCAGATAACTTGGTTTGTCAAGAGGCATTATATAGATTCGTGGATATACATCTTAGGATTGCCTTAGAATTATCTATAAATTATTTCCAAGAACAAGAGGAATACGAAAAATGCATCCACCTCAAAAAGAATTTAGAATTTGTAAAACTTCTCTTAACTTAAGCTTGGAGTATCTTACTTCCAATATTATATTTCAATCACGGGAAAAGGAAAAAAGAGAATAAAATATGAAAAATAGAGAAATAATAATGAGACGGATGGAAAAGGTAGAAGGGGGAATTGAGAAACTCCAATTTGCGTTCCGTCGTAGCGATTGGGGTACTGTTGATGAAATTATCCAACAGATGAGAGATAACATAAATGAGGCAAAAGCATTTGTTCAACAAGAACCTTTATCTCCCGGAGAAATTAACCAATATTAATTTATGAACTTAACAGCAGAACAAATCCAACAAAATTGGTTGCGAATGATGGGCTTTATTGAGGACCATATTTCATCACCTCGTAAAGAAAAATTAATCGAATTTTATGAAAAATTTAGTGAGCGTTTAATGTTGATGCCTGCTGCTCATAAAAAAGAATACCACAATGCATTTCCCGGAGGTTACGTAGAACATGTTAATCGAGTTATTACTTGTGCTCTTCATCTTCATGATTTGTGGGCTACAATGGGTGCTGATGTTTCAACATACACTAAAGAGGAATTAGTATTTTCGGCTCTGAATCATGATTTAGGTAAAATGGGAGATGAGGAAAATGAATCTTATATCCCTCAAACTGATAACTGGAGACGTGAAAAGTTAGGGGAGGATTATATGTTTAATACTAAAGTTCCATTTGCTTCTGTCCCTGATAGAGGATTATTCTTACTCCAATCTTATGGTATTCAGTATACATTTAATGAAATGATTACTATCCAGACACACGATGGTTTATATGATGAGGCAAATAAAAAATATTTAATGACATATATGCCAGAACAAAAATCCCGCACAGCATTACCTTTTATTGTACATCAAGCGGATTTTATGGCTGCCCGTATTGAGTTTGAAAGGGAATGGTTACCTAAATTACAGGGTAACGTGGAGGCTCAAAAGAAACCATTTACATTGGGTACTAATAAATCAGCTCCAGTAACTTCAGCCGCTAAATCTAAAGCCTTAGGTAGCGTAAAAAGTGAAGGACTTAAAAACTTATTAGCCAACTTATGATATTAACAATTGTATTACTCTCAATATTGGTCGTGACTCTTGGATTCACGACCTTTAATCTTCTTAAGAAAAATGAAAAACAAGAAGACATTTTAGCAGGCTATATGACCTATCTAAATAAAATTTCAGACACTATTGAGATGTCGGAAAAGAAAATGATGGAAGTAGATGCTAAAGGTAGCTTTAAATCCGATGATGAAGTAGGATTTTTCTTTGAACAGATTAAAACCATTCAAACTGCATTAAACTCTTTTGTTATTAAAAATATTACCAAATAATGGAAGAGGTAGTAGTTAAAAAGAAAAAAGGGGTACAATACTTTACCCAAGACACAGAAGATGCTATTGTATTATACAATAACACTGCTGATTTTGAGGTAAAAAGTAGAATCTATCACGATAGAATTCATTACGCCTTTTTTAAACTTACCGAAAACATTATTCATACCTTTAAGTTTTATTATACTGAGGTAGATAATATTGAGGATTTACAACACGAGGTAATTACTTTTCTACTATCCAAGATCCATCTATTTAATCCAGAAAGAGGAGCTAAAGCGTATTCTTATTTTGGAACAATTGCTAAACGTTACTTAATATTATCAAACCAAAAGAATTATAAAAAACGTATTGATACTATTGGTTTAGATGCTCTTGAAGAAGATGAAGAACATTCATACAGCATCGATGATTCATCGCACGATGAGCGTCTATCAATGTTTATAGACATATTTACCGAGTATTGCACCCGAAATATTTATAATTTATTTCCTAAAGAATATGACGCTCAAATTGCGGATGCTATTTTAGAACTATTCCGTAAACGAGAACATTTAGATATATTTAATAAAAAAGCTCTTTACATTTATATCCGTGAGATTGTAGACGTTAAAACACCTAAAATCACAAAGATAGCAAATCAGCTTTACGACATTTTTAAGGAAGGTTATATATTTTATTTGGAACATGGATATACAAGTTTTTAAGTTTCATATTTATAAGAAACTAACTGTATATTTATGTCACAATTTGATAATGTAATTTTTGGTAAGAAAAAATTCTCTGATGTTTTGGAGGAAATTTATAATAACCAAAAGAAAAAAGACCAACAGGTTACTGCTTTAATTAATGAATTAAAACCATTAATTTCCGATATTGGGGATGCTACTTTGGTAGTTCCTTTAATTAAGGAATATATGGAAATTAGTGTTAAAAATGATGATATTTTAATTAAGATGGCTGCCTTAGCTCAACGTGCTATGGCAACAGTAACATCTGATGGTTCTTTAACTATTTCCGATGAGGAAAAAGATCAGCTATTAGCTGCTATGAATGAGTTAAAAGGAGATAAATAATGGCAAATTATGGTTTCTCAGCTTTAAACAATAATCTTAATGCTAATGCTAACAATGGATTTAATGTTGCAAATGCTATTTCTCAAGCTAATTTAATTAGAGCTGTTAGAGTATTAAGTATTGTTTTAGATGAAACCCATCCAAGATTTAAAGAATTGGGTGAATGGAATGCTTTAGGTATTATTGAATATGAAGATGTTATAAATCCTTTACCATCTCCATCATTACAAACAGCACGACCATTAACTGGTAATTTTAAAAATTTACCGTTAATTAATGAAATTGTCTATTTAATTGGACTCCCTAATACTGATATTGCTTCAATATCATCTAATTCAACCGAATATTATATTAATATAGTTTCGCTTTGGAATCATCCTCATCATAATGCTTTTCCAACTTTACCTAATTCATTACCCCCCACACAACAAAAAGATTATGTTCAAACTCAAGCAGGCAATGTTAGAAGAGTAACAGATCAATCTACAGAAATATTTTTAGGTAAAACATTTAAAGAACGTTCTAATATTCATCCATTATTGCCTTTTGAAGGAGATATGCTTTATGAAGGTAGATGGGGTAACTCAATCCGTATTGGTTCTACTGTTAAAGATACTCCTAACAATTGGTCTACTACTGGTTCCAATGGAGATCCTATTACTATTATTAGAAATGGACAAGGTAAACAAACAGAGGAAGGTTGGATCCCAACAGTAGAGAATATTAATAATGATGATTCCTCAGTTTATTTTACAAGTACTCAAAAAATACCATTAAAAGCATCTAGTACTATATATAATAGTTACACAACAGCCCCTACAGCACCAGATCAATATGCTGGAAAACAAGTTATTTTAAATTCGGGTCGATTGGTATTTAATACTACTCAAGACCATTTATTATTAAGTTCTGCTCAAACTATAGGATTTAACGCTGTTAAAGGATTTAATTTTGATACTAAAGCAAATTTTGTTGTAGGTGCTCCTTTAATTAAATTAGGTTCTAAAAATGCAACCGAACCTTTATTATTAGGTAATAAAACGGTTACTCTATTAAATCAATTATTAGTAAATTTAGAGGCGTTTATGACTATTTGCTCAACACTAGTTTCAACACCCCCAGGTACTCCTTTAGGACCTTTAAATATTGTGGCTGGTCAGATGTCAACTATATTAAATGGTTTACAACAAAATCTAAACGAAATTAAATCCAAAAACAATTTTACAGTATAATGGCAAATATACAAAATATTGATTTACAAGCAATCCAAAAAGCAACCCCAGATAATCTAAAAGCATCTGGTACTGCTAAATTAGGTACGTTAATATTTACTCAAGGTAAAATAATAAATCAATTATTAGATCCTATTGCTAATAAATTATTATCTCAAGTTACTTCACCTGATGGAACTTGTGTTTCCCAACAAATATTAGACAAAACTATTAATCAAAGAAATGGTTTAGTTTTACAATTAAATGATATAGGTAATAATTTAAATAAATTAACTAATACTTTAACAGGTCTTTCTAATTATTTAAGTTTAGCTCAAACCGTTATAACAATACTTAAAACGGCTAAAATAGCTACTTCTATAGCAGCTAAGGTTTTACCTGTTGTTCCTGGAATTATTCCTTCTACTATAAGTGATTTAGAGGATGCTAAAAATCAAATTACATTTACAAATACAGGTACATCTAAGTTAGACAAAATCCAAGGTTCAGTATCTTCAGCAGCTATTTCAGTTTCAATTGTTAATGGATATATTTTAAATATTGTCACTACATTAAATTTATTAGATATTATTTTAATAAAATGTAGTCCTAATTCAACCTTTGCTCCAATTTCTAAAGATATAAACGCTAGTGCGGATGCTCAAAAACAAGCAGAAACTACAATAAATAAAATCACATATAATGGTTTTATTATTGAAATACAAGAAGTACCTTATACACCTACTGTTACTCGTAGAAGAGCAGTTGGTAAAACTCAACAAGGGATTATTTTAATTCAAACCGAATTATCATTTACTACGGATCCATTAACTTTAATTAATGAATTAAAACTAATAATCGACAGAGACAATTTAAAAGCTTATTAACTTAATATTTATAAACAATGAAACCATCAGATTTTAAAAAAATTATTAAAGAGGCAGTAAGGGAAGCTATTCAAGAAGAATTAAAAGATATTCTATTGGAAGCTGTTCGTGCCCCTAAAACAATTGTTACGGAGTCACTTAGAGACACTTACGCACAACCACATCTTTCAAAACCAAAACAATTAACTCCTTCTGAAAGACAAGCAATGTTTGGAGGTATTTTAGAGGAAATGCAAACCGGAGGAGCTGCAAACTCAGCTTATGCTGGAAATTTTCAACCACAAGGACCTGTAGATTCTACTAATGGAGCATTACCTGAAGGTAGTGTTGGTTTAGACCAAATAATGGCTTTAATGAATAAATAATGGCATTTGGAGCTAAAAAGATATTCCCTATAGATACTCAACCAGGAACGGCTGTTGGGGTGGATATTCCTTTTAATGCTCCTGCTGTTTTTAAACCAAATTATACTACTCAAGCATCAATCAAAAACAATTTAATTAATTTCTTTTTAACAAATAAAAATGAAAGATATTTAAATCCAACTTTTGGTGGTGATTTACGAGCTTTTATATTTCAACAAATAACTGAAGGAAATTTAGACTACTTAAAACAAGATATTCAGTCTCAATTAGGTATATATTTTCAAAACGTGATTATTGGAAGTTTAGATATTTTATCTTCACCAGACATTAATCAAATTAGTGTAATATTAAAATATAGTATAAAAGATACTGGATTAACTGACGAAATACAATTAGCATTTATATAATGGCTACTAAAAAAAGAAATATAACCTATATTAATAAGGACTTTAGTGAACTAAGGGCTAGTTTAATTGACTACGCTAGGACTTACTTCCCTACAACTTATAATGATTTTACTCCTACCTCACCAGGTATGATGTTTATGGAAATGGCGGCCTATGTAGGTGATGTTTTATCATTTTATATGGATAACCAAATCCAAGAAAACTTTTTACAGTATGCTCGTCAAACAAATAACTTATATGAACTGGCTTATATGTTTGGTTATAAACCAAATGTAACTCAAGTTGCCTCAGCACCTGTTGATTTTTATCAACAAGTACCTGCCGTATCTTCTGGTTCAACTTATTTTCCTGATTTTAGTTATGCTTTATCTATTGATTCAAATGCTGTAATTAATTCTACAAGTAATACTAATGTTTCCTTTTTAATAGAAGACCCAATAGATTTTTCAGTCTCTAGTTCAGGTGATCCAACTTCCGTTTCCGTATTTTCATTAAGTGGAAACATTCCAACATATTACCTATTAAAGAAAACAAGAAAAGCTTCATCTGCTACTATTAATACTACTACTTTTTCATTTGGTGCTCCTGTTCCTTTTAATACAGTTGATATAACTGCAAATAAGATTATTGGTATTTTAGATATAACAGATAGTGATGGAAATATATGGTATGAGGTAGATTATTTGGCTCAAGAAACAATATTTGATTCAATTAAAAACACAAATACAAACGATCCTAATTTATCACAATATTCTGGAGATACTCCTTATTTATTACAATTAAAATTAATTCAAAGAAGGTTTGCTACTCGTTTTATAGATTCAACAACATTACAATTACAATTTGGTTCAGGAACTACAGCCGATAATGATGCTGAAATTATTCCAAATCCAGATAACGTAGGTCTAGGATTACCTTTTGGACAAAGTAAATTAACAACAGCTTATTCACCTAATAACTTTATATTTACAAATACTTATGGTATTGCCCCTTCTAATACTACTTTAACAGTAAGGTATTTAACAGGTGGCGGTGCTTCAGCAAATGTTCCTTCAAACGATTTAACTAATTTAACAGCAAATATTCAGTTTTTAAATAGTAATTTAAATTCTGTTACAGCAACTACTATATTTAATTCGTTAGCTGTTACAAACCCATTAGCTGCTGATGGGGGTGGAGATGGAGATTCAATAGAGGAAATTAGACAAAACGCTTCAGCTAATTATGCATCACAGTTACGTAACGTAACTCAAGATGATTATTTAGTAAGAACACTTTCAATGCCAGCTAATTATGGGGTAGTTGCTAAAGCTTTCATTGAACCAACTAAAGCACAATCACAAACAGCAGGACAATCTGCCTCAATTTTAGATTTATATGTTTTAACTTTTGATATTAATAATAAACTAAACACAGCTTCTCGTGCTTTAAAACAAAATATTACCACTTATCTTTCCCAATACAGAATGGTAAATGATTCTGTTAATATTAAAGATGCTTTTATTATTAATATAGGAGTTAATTTTGATATTATTATATTACCAAACTTTAATAGTAATGAAGTTTTATCTAAATGTATTTTAGCATTACAAGATTTCTTTGCTATTAGTAAATGGGCAATTAACGAACCAATCGTATTAAGAGATCTTTATATTTTATTAGATGCTATTGAGGGAGTTCAAACAGTTAAAGCTGTTAATATTACTAATTTAGTAGGAGAAAATTTAGGATACTCACCTTATGCTTATGACATAAATGGAGCTACAATTTCAAACGTAGTATATCCTTCATTAGATCCTTCAATATTTGAAGTTAAATATCCAAATACAGACATTCAAGGAAGAGTAGTAAATTTATAACAAAATGGCAGTACTAAAAATATTCCCCGAAAAAGACGCTACATTATATTCTCTATTCCCTAACATGAATACAGGATTAGATGAAATTGTAGAAGCTACTCTTACTACTTTAGCTTATTCTAATCCATATCCCCAAGCTAGTCGATTTGTACTTCAGTTTAATGATGCTGAATTATCATCTTCAATTAGTTTGATTCCAACAACTAAATACAATAATGGAAATTGGAAAGCTCAATTGCAATGTTTTGTAGCTACAGTTGATGGTTTAAATGTAGATACTACTGTTAAGTGTTTTCCATTAGCTGATCCTTGGGGAATGGGAACAGGACGTTACTTAGATAGTCCTATATCAACAAACGGAACATCTTGGGTTTGGGCAGATTATTCAGGCAGTACATTATGGACAGCAAGTATTCCAACCGGAGCTACTGCCTCTTATACTTCATCCGTTCCCGCAGGAGGTGGAGTATGGTATACAGGTTCTCAATATTCTTCATCTGTTACTTTTACTTATAGAACAGATAAAGATATTAATTTAGATGTAACAAATACTGTTAAAGCTTGGACAACTGGTTCTGGTACTATTCCTACAACTAAATTAACTAATTATGGATTTATAGTTAAACAAGATGTAGAATTTGTAAATAATAATAATTATCAACCTGAATTAAAATATTTTTCTGTTGATACCAATACAATTTATCCTCCTGCTTTACAAATTAGTTGGGATGATTCCACTTGGAATACAGGATCATCACCTCAAACAATTTTAAATACATTACCTGCTACTATTACTCTAGCACAAAATCCAGGAACATTTTATAGTTCAAGTATAAATCGTTTTAGAATAAATGCTCGTCCTGAATACCCACTTCAATTATGGCAAACATCTTCTGTTTATACTAACAATTATTATTTACCTTCTGGTTCATCTTATTATGCTATTAAGGATTTAGAAACTAATGAATATATAGTTAATTTTGATACTAATTATACCAAATTAAGTGCTGATGCTACCTCTAGTTATTTTGATATGTACATGAATTATCTCCAACCAGAAAGATATTATACTGTATTAATTCAAAGTACAATTGATGGTTCAACAGTTGTATTTAATGACCAATATTACTTTAAAGTGATTAATGGATAATGGAGCAAATAAACTTAAATAAACAAGTTTATGATAAAAACCAATACCAAAAGGTAATTGATACCTCCTTTACCCAATTAGTTAACGTTTCTTCTTCTTTATCTTCTTCATTACCTACAATATCTGTAGATCAATTTTTTCAATATTATCAAGATTTGTTTTATAGTATACCTAAGCTTGGAGATATAAATTCTCATGAGTACCTTATAAAAACAAGTACTGATTATATTGGTAGTTCTCAACAAACAAATGATACAATTCAAGCGTTAGTTGAGGAAGTAACATCTTTAAGACAAGAAAATCTTAGTTTACAACAACAAACCCTCTCAGGAAGTATATAATGGCCGAAATAATTAACATAAATCCAATAAACCCATTTACCTTTGAACTACAGGAATATTCTGTTTCTGATAGTTCTCTTATTACTTCATTTAATATAGATACTACATTTGATCCTAATATTGATTATTTAGAGTATTTTATTTATGATTTAAATGGTAATGTTTTAATACAAAACGTTAGTGGATATCCTGGGTATAAATTAATTGATAATGATGTTGTTTTATATCCTGAAGTAGATTTAAAGGCCTATGGTTATACTGAAGGTCAATATAATACTTTATATAACTTTTTAACCCCAAAATTAGGTTCTAATAGTTTTACTACTTACTATATTTCAGAAATTAGTTCTGATCGAACAGAGGTAAGATTAGATACAACAGCTATTCCTAATGCTTTAGTAATTTCATCTACTACAGAGTTAATAAATGATATTACAAACTCAACAGGAAGTTATTATGATTTTTATTTAAATTTTGGTAACAATGATTTAGTTATTGCTGTTAACGCTTTATTGGATACAACAGATCCTACTAATCCTACAGTATTAATTAAATTATATGAGCCCTTACCTTCTCAATTTAATTTACAATCTCAATTATGGGTTGTATCTCAAGTTTCAGAACCAGTTGCTTACAATATTAATATTGCTCAAACCTTTGATGTTACAAGTAATAATGTTCAATTAAGAGGTCCTAATACTAATATTAGTGTTAAAAACCAAATAAATAACTCTACTGATTATTCTAGCTACCAAGCATTATCCGCTACTACAGCTAAAACAGGATCTAATAGTTTACAATATCAGCTAAACAATTTATTAGCTCAAACAGGGGTATCAGTAAATGTAGATTATTCTGATTATTCTAATTTTATACATTTTTCTAATGCTCAAGTAAGGTTAGAAAATTTCTATTATAAATTATCGTTAATCGAACAATATTCTTATAGTTCAAGTTTATCTGATAATGCTCCTACAAATTATTATACATCTCAAAGTAGTGTAATTTATCAAAGCAAAATAGATACTATTATTACTGCTTTTGATAATTACGAGTACTATCTTTACTATAACTCAGGTTCAACTTCTTGGCCTAAATCAAATACTGCTCCCCCATACGTAAACGTACCTACTACCTCATCGGCAGGTTTAACTTGGTTTGCAAGTCAATCAGCAGTAGCCGAGTATTATGATTCTGAAAATAATAATGCTTTAACTTTAGCTATCCCTTCATACCTTAGAGATGATGATAACAACCAACAATATATTTTATTTATTGAAATGGTTGGTCAATTATTTGATGAGGTATTTGTTTACTTACAAGGGATTACAGATAAAGCAAATAACGATAATAGATTAACTTATGGTGTTTCTAAAGATTTAGTAGCCGATGTTTTAAGAGATTTAGGTATTAAAATTTACCAAAACAATTTTTCATCAAATGATCTTTATCAAGCATTAATTGGTATAACTCCCTCAGGTAGTCTATATAATTTACCTTTTACTACTCCAACCCTACCCGTGCCAACAGGATCGGGTTTAGAATATATAGTATCATATGTAACCGCATCATCTACCAGTTCGTTGGTACCCACGTATGATGTAAATGCCTCTGTTTATAAACGCATATATAACAGTGTTCCTTATATTTTAAAGAAAAAAGGATCGTACGCTGGTTTAAGAGCTTTAATAAATTTATTTGGTGTTCCGGATACAGTATTAAGAATTTCTGAGTTTGGAGGTCAAAATAAAATCAATACTAATGATTATGATTATTGGTATGATCAGTTTAATTATGCTTTTTACACCTCAGGCTCAAACTATGTAACTTCATCTTTTAGTTTAAATACTGCTTGGGCCTCTAGTAATAATGTTCCTCAAGCCGTAGAATTTAGATTTAAAACAGATGGTTTACCTCAAAACACAGCAAGTATTGCCTCTCAAAGTTTATGGGAAACTGATGGACTAGTTAAGTTAGTTTTAAAATATACTGGTTCAGGATATACAAGTGGTTCTTATTCAGGTTCAGTAGTAAATCCTTATAATCAATACGCTAAATTAGATTTTTCACCTGATCCAACTTCCCCACAAACATCAGCAAGTATATATTTACCTTTCTATGATGGGGGTTGGTGGTCTGTTTTAGTAAATAAAGAAGGTACAAACTATACTTTAACTGCTAAAAATAAAATTTATATTGGGGATGATGGTAACTTTATAGGTTTTCAAGCCTCCTCATCAGTAAATCCATTTACAGCAGACCCATGGAATAATAGTACTAAATCTTATTTTGGTGTTTCATCATCATTATCAGGAAAAATATTTACTGGTTCTTTACAAGAAATTAGGTATTATACTAATACTTTAAGCCAAAGTAATTTTAATGATTATGTAATGAACCCTTATGCTATTGATGGTAATTATGTTAATTCTGCTCCTTACGTTTTAGTTTTTAGAGCACCTTTAGGTTCAGACTTAATTACAGGTTCAACCACTTCCATTCATCCCAAAATAACAGGATCTTGGGTTGCTACCTCTTCATTTGCCTCTAATAGTAGTTATTATTATAAATCAACCCCTGCTTTTGAAAACAATACAGAAGTTATTTTTGTAAATGAGTTCCCTGCAGGTATTAAAAATAGGATTTCAAACAAAATCCAACAACAAAATATTGTCTTACCTTATAGCAGTAGTGATTCTAATATTCCTAATGCTGATGTATTATCTCCTTTTAGATCTATTCAGCAACAGTCTGTACTAAGTGGTTCGTACACTAAAAACATTAATTATGTTGAGATCGCTTTTTCACCCCAAAACGAAATAAACGATGATATTAACGAACAATTAGGTTACTTTAATATTGGTGAGTACATTGGAGATCCAAGACTACAATCCACTACAGCAGAATCATATCCTGATTTAGATGCTTTAAGGGATGCTTATTTTACAAAATATTCTTCTAATTATCAGTGGTTTGATTATATCAGATTAATTGAATTCTTTGATAACTCTTTATTTAAGATGTTACAAGACTTTATCCCAGCTAGATCTGATTTAGCTGCGGGTATTGTAGTTAAACAACACGTTTTAGAAAGAAATAAATATCCTGTTCCTCAGGTAACACTTACTGCCTCTTTAGCTAATGTTGCTTCGGGTTCAACAAATATTCCTTATGTTGTTCAAGACCAGACTATTACAGCCTCAATTTTAATAGGAAACATTACTGGAAGTAATGGAGGTACAATGCCTAATTTGTTTGGTCAAACACAATCATTTAACTATTTTTCTAATATTACTCAAAGCTGGTCAGGTAGTAATTTAACCCCTTCAGGTTATGTAGGATATATTCATGATTCTCAAGATGAATTCTTTAATGGAGAATTAAGTGGATCTGTATTAACTGTTACTACAGGATCATTAAGTGATTGTCAAGTTAAAATATATCAAGTATATACTACTAGTTCTATTAACGGACCGTTTACAGGAATAACTTTCTATTATTTCCCTGACTATGATTTTGAAACTGATAAAACTTATTATCTAACGTTTACTGAAGCTAATGATGCTTTAGCTTTAGCTTCTGGATCAATTCAAATTACCGATTCATCTAACGTATCAGGAAACCAAAGAGTTATATATTCTGGAAGTGGAGATTTAGCTCCTGGTTCTTCTAGAACTATAAATAATTTAGAAGTTCAAGGAATTGTTCCTCCATTAATTTTCTCAAACAATAACGTTTTAGCATATCTTACAGTAACTGCCTTTACATCATCTGTTGCTTTTATAGACCAAGATTGTGAGGTTTTATCTGGAGATGCTCAAGTCCCAAGACAAAATTCTAAATATATGTTGGTAGATTTTAATAATAGTTTTATTACCGCATCAAATGAAGCCGCTATTTTGTCAGGATACGCTACTAAAGCAGCAGTACCTGATTCATACTATACATCAGCTCGCCAAATTAATTCAAGATATATTGGTAAAGAATTAGTAGTTTCTAATCTAAATAAATGGACTGAAGGAGATATTTCTTATGGTAAATCAGTTACTGTAGGTAATCCTGAAGTTAATTTTGTATATTTTAATAGTGTAGGAAGTACATCACCAGAGTGGGGTAATAATATATCATCAAAAACACAAGCAAATATTAAATTAATAGTTGATTCTTCAGGAAGTGTTACTAAACCAATTAATGATGCTGAGGGAATTAATTTAGGAACTATCCAACAATCCTTTATTGATAGTGGAAACGCTACTTTAGTATTAGATGATTACGATACTTTTGGAGTTAATTTAAATAATTTAAATGGTACATGGCCCATATTTAAAAGTGGAATAAGCATAGCCCCTATTTTATATACTCAAACTGCTAGCTATAATAATAACGGAGATATTATAGGATTTGGTTATACTGGATCTATTGTTTTCACTCAAGGACAACAAGGTGCCGATCCAACAAAAAATGATTATCAATTATTAACTTATGGAATTAATTTTAATGGTATACAACCATCAACACTTCCTAAAAAGATTGATTTTTCAGATCCTGTTATTTTAGGACAATCCGCTAGTTTTGCTACATCATCTGATGCTTATGCTCCAATAGGGCCAATAACTAATTTATCAAGTTCTGGGTATGTATTAACTTTCCAAGCACATATTGAAGCAGTTAATTTCTATGATGCTGTAGTAGATTATGTACTCCAGAAAAACGGAACTGAAGTAGCTAGAATCCAAATTAATCATACAGCAACTACAAAGGGTGATATTTACTATACGGAAGCTAATGCCACTACATCAGATTCATATACCGTAAAAGCAGTTGCTTACCGACCAACATATATTACTAATCCTGTTGTTTATTTAAATGCTGCCTCTTATTTTAGAGTAACTCAATATCCATTACCTGGCTCAGGAATTTGTACTGCTTTTTGGTATACTAATTCTATTGCTCCTAATATTTTAATAGCTAGTACAGCATCAAATGGTTTAAATCAATATGTAGGATCAAGACAACAAAGTATTGATAGAAGTGGATTTAATCCTATTTCTTTAGATTTTGATCCTCAACAATATGATGAGATTAGATTCCAAGGAATTGAGGATTTAGCTTATTCTATTATTAACATTACATCATCAAACGGTCAATTAAATTTACAATTAGATAGAAATATACCTAATGGAACTAATTTAAGTTATTTCCTATTAAGAAGATATGTTGCTGATCCTTCAAATATTATTTTGGATTTAAACAAACCAGCAGGCGCAAGTAGTGGTGGTGTTTTAAAACCAGAATATGTAACAGACGAATTAAACAAAAATTTAGATACAATAGTTCAAAACTTAAAATCAAAAGGCCTAATATAAAATTAAACTTATATATATTTATAACAAAATATTAAACTCAAATGGGATATTTAAATAATACAGTAGTAACAGTTGATGCTATCTTAACAGATGTAGGACGTCAATTATTAGCTCAAAACGATGGTCAATTTAGGATTACACAGTATGCTTTAGCAGACGATGAAATTGATTATTCTTTGTACAATCCAACCAATCCTTCAGGTTCTGCTTATTATGGTGAGGCTATTATAAACATGCCTTTATTAGAGGCGTTTCCTCAAGCTAACCAAACAATGAAGTACAAGTTAGTAACTTTACCTCGTGGAACAGCTAAAATGCCTATTATTAATATTGGTTATTCTTCAATTATTATTAAACAAGGTGCTTCATTAGCAATTACTCCTCAAACATTAAACTATCAAGGTGGAAACACATATGAGGCTAGTGGTTATACAGCTACTATTTCTGATGTAAGATTGTTTAATACCTTTGAAGGTGTTGGAATTAATACCCCTTCAGTTCAAGCCTTAAACTTAGCAAACCAAACCACAACATTAGGCACTTCAGTATCTAAAACAGTAGTAGGTAGTACTATCAATATGACAGCCACTACAGTTAACGTATTATTTGGTACAACTACTCAACTACAAGCATCTTTAACTATTGAAGGTAGAGATAGTGGTGCTCGTACAACCATCCCCGTAACTGTAACTAAAGTATCTTAATATATAAAAAATGTCTTTCGCAAGATTAGTACCCGAAGATTTCTTAGTAAGTACAACTGCTATTTCTGCTCCTTTATGGACTAGTGGTAGTGTAAATCTTACATCATATTTTACATCATCTGTTCAAGCAAACGGAACAGCAGGTAATTATTATTTAAACGTTTACGATGCGGCCGCTACTTCTTCTATCCAATTTGCAATTGCTTACGGTAATTCTTTTGGTAGTGGTAGTCATGTTTACAACAATGTTGTAAATGGTTTATCTCCAACTTCAACCGTTTGGGGACAATGGCAAGATTTAACTATTGGAAATTCTAATACTAACTTTGTATTTGGAGCTGTTTCATCATCTGATTTCTTTGCTTTACCAATGGAAAGAGCTTGCTATAAAGAATCTTTATTCTTAGGTTCCTTAGCTTTAACTATTAAGGGCCCAATAGTAGCCTCAGGTTCAATTACTTTAACAGATAATAGTAATTATGTTACTAACGTAGTTTATGGTCCTGCAGGTAGAGTATTCCAATTAATTTCAGGATCTCAAGGTGTTAGATACACAGGTTCAGCAACAACAACAGACGGTTATTCATTATCATCTGGTTCTTATGGTTGGTTATTACCTGATATTGGAGCTGTTATCTTAAATCCTTTAGCTTTATCTGCTCCAACAGCAAGTGGTGGTATTGGATTTGTATATAGTGGTTCAAGTTTCTCAGGTTCATTAACTTACTCTTCAGCAACTAATGCAAACGCTCAGTTATATAGAGCAATTTCAGGTTCAGCAAGTTTTTACTTAAATTCTCAAGAATCAATCACTTCAGACTATGTGTTTGTAAGACCAAGAAGTGCAGAATTTAATTACTCAGAAAACCCTTCATTTGTTTCAGGTTCAACGGGCGAAGTATTATATAGTAACTTTATTAATAATCCTCAAGTTTATATTACTACTATTGGTTTATACAACGATACAAACCAATTATTAGCTGTAGCTAAACTTTCTAGACCATTGTTAAAAGATTTTACTAAAGAAGCTCTTGTGAGAGTTAAACTTGATTTCTAAAATGAATGAGCGCATACAAACAATTTCTAGCATCGGATATTACAATTGCTCCGTTCGAAGTAAATAAATTATTTTACTACGAGGGGGCTGCGGCTTTAACTAGCTCTTATGTTGGGATTGATAGGTATTTAGGAACAAATATAACTACCTCAAACTTTGATTTAGCAACTGCCCCTACAACAGGTCAAGTATCTACAGAATACCAACAACTAATTTATCGTTCTATTGAAGAACTTTATTACTCAAATTATTTAAATTCCTCCTCTAGTTATGGTTCACCTGTAACTACAGCAAGTATCTTCCCAGGATCAAATACAACAGGGGATGTTTTAGTAGGTGCTACCTCCTCGGCTGGTAGATATTATAATTATCCTCAAACATCTTTAACTTTTGCTAAAAGTTTCCCAACAGAATCTAATGCCCAAATAGCTGTTATTTCTATTCCATCAAAATTATTTGGTAACTATATTCAACCAGGTTCTTTTGTATTTACTACCCCAAGTGGAAGTATAGTAGATGATGGGGAAGGAAACTTATTTTATAGTACTACAGATACTTACTGTGGAAATATATTTTATCCTCACGGATTAGCTATTGTTACTTTAGGTTCCCAATCAGCAGGAGCTACTTATGGAACTGCTGTTTATGGTACTTCTCTTTATGGGGGTGCAACTGTTAATATTATACAAGATGTAGTAAACTTATCTAACGTTACTTGTTCATTTTCCTCATCACTTACAATTTACGAAACACAATACAAGTGTACAATAAATGAAAATGAGTTTAATGTAAGTTTAAACCCCTCTATTCTAGCTTCAGGTTCAACAGATGTTTTAGAACCATATTGTACTTCATCTTACTTTAGTCCATATGTAACAACAGTAGGACTTTATAATGAGGCACAACAATTATTAGCAATAGGAAAGTTAGCTCAACCATTACCCACTTCACCTACAACAGATACTACAATACTTATAAACATAGATAGATAATATGTGGTTATACAATGAACAAGTTATAGAAAAAATTGAGGATATGCCTCAAGGAACATTCGGTTTTATATACATTACTACTCACAATTCAAGTGGGATATCATATATTGGAAAAAAATCGTTATATCACAACGTTAGACGTAAATTAACCAAAAAAGAACTGGCCGAACATACTGGAAGAGGACGTAAACCAACAACCGAGATAGTTCAAAAGGAATCTGATTGGAAAACGTATTATGGTTCAGCCAAACCGATTCTTGAAATGTTAAAGGAAGGTGAACATGATAACTTTACCCGTGAGATCATACAGTTTGTTTCTAGTAAAAAGCTTCTTACTTACTATGAATGTAAGTATTTATTTGCATATGAGGTGTTAGAATATCCTTTAGAATACTTTAATGA